AAGAAAGAAACAGTCAATAACAATCTTTTTGTGGGCTCTACGAGCGAGCTATTAAAATTAATGAATAAAGATGACAGTTGAAATACGAGATATTGAGGATTATCGCTCCTATCTTGGAAATGTAAACCTCAAGCGAAAAGGCGTAACGATTGAATGGACCGAAGAAATGGTCCAAGAATTTATCAAGTGCGCGAAAGACCCGATATATTTTGCTGAGCGGTATATTCAAATTGTTCACGTCGATCATGGACTCATACCGATCAAGCTTTATGAATATCAAAAAGACATCATCAAAAAAACTACAGACCACAGAAGAACATGCGTGGTTACTAGCCGCCAAGCGGGTAAGACAACGACTGCTGTCTGTCTTATTCTTCATTACATATTGTTTAATGATCACAAGCTTGTTGCTTTGCTCGCAAATAAAGGAGACGCTGCAAGAGAAATATTGGATCGTATCAAGACGGCTTATGAAGCTCTTCCTAAATGGTTGCAACAAGGTGTCATCGAATGGAACAAAGGATCAGTAGAATTTGAAAATGGTTCAAAGATTCTAGCGGCTGCCACATCATCATCAGCAATTCGAGGTAAATCAGTATCTTTTCTATACATAGACGAAACAGCATTCGTAGAGAACTGGGACGAATTCTTCGCTTCGGTATTTCCTACAATTTCTTCTGGTACGTCAACCAAAATTCTTTTGACGTCGACTCCTCACGGTCTGAACCACTTCTACAAGACGTGCGAAGGAGCGAAAGCGGGCAAGAACGGGTATCAGTTCGTACAAGTACTTTGGACTGATGTACCTGGCAGAGACGAAAAATGGCGAGAAGAGACGCTCGCTGCAATGGACTTTGATACTGAGAAGTTTGCTCAAGAAATGGAGTGTGAATTCCTCGGTTCATCTGGCACATTAATATCAGGTTGGAAACTAAAACAACTCGTATACAGAGATGCAATAAAAGAAGTTGGCGGTATTATAGTATACGAAGAACCAAAACCAAATGGCAATTATGTTATTGTAGTTGATGTGAGCAGAGGCAAAGGATTAGATTACTCGGCATTCCAAGTCATCGACATCTCACAGATGCCATACGTACAGGTTGGTGCATATCGTAATAATATGATCACACCTGTCGATTATGCGGCTGCTGTACACGCTGCTGCAAAGTATTTTAACGATGCTAATATACTCGTTGAAGTCAATGATATAGGAGAACAAGTAGCTGGTATCATTTTTGAAGAATACGAATATGAAAATATGTTGCTCACTGAAAACAATGGGCGAGAGGGTAAGCGGCTATTATCTGGTGTAGCAGGATTTAATGGGAAGGCAGATAAGGGTATACGTACTACAAAGTCTGTCAAATCTATTGGTTGTTCTATGATCAAACTATTAGTAGAACAGAATCAGCTGATCATCAATGATTTTGAAACTATCCGTGAGTTCTCTACTTTTAGTCAAAAGGGAACGTCATATGAAGCCGAACCTGGTAATCATGATGATTTAGTCATGTGTTTAGTGCTTTTTGGTTGGCTATCAAATCAGAGGTTTTTCAAAGAACTCACCGATATAAATACGGTTATCAACCTCAAAGAAATGAATGAGGAAAAAGTGTTCAGTGAATTAGTACCATTTGGAATGATAGATGACGGTCAGAACGAATTCGAGGACCCTAAACCGGTCACCGCTAAGGGGAATGACTATAGTTGGTTACTTTGAAATATCGGTTATTATAAATAAAAGTACGATCTTACATAATTAAAATAATTTAGGGAGAACAAAAATATGCCTTTTCAATTAAGCCCAGGCGTTAATGTTACAGAGATCGATCTGACCACTGTAATCCCTGCCGTTGCCACTACTGACGCTGCTATTGGCGGTGTATTTAAGTGGGGTCCGGTAGATAAGCCTACACTCGTTGTAAGTGAAGCAGAACTTGCAACTGAATATGGTAAACCCGATTCAGATAATTTTGAAACTTGGTTTACTGCTGCAAACTTTTTAGCGTATTCAAATCGTCTTCACGTATCCCGCGCTCATCACTCAACTGGTGACGATAATCGTGTTTCTGGATATGCTATCAATGGACAAAATTACATTGTTGTAGAAGCTAATACTAGTACAGGTGTTTCATCTGGTGATATCATTGCACCAACAATTGGCGGTTTTGCAATTGACACTGCCGTAACAGTAGATACTACAACAATTAATTTCCCGGCCGGCGATTTGCCAACGATTACTAGTAATACTGCAAATGGTGTAATTACTGTTGGTACAGCAATGACCATTTTAGAGGGAGAAGCAGTAACTGTTGCATCTACTATAGCTCTTCCCGACGAATTGGATCCTACTGAAACTTATTACATAGTAAATCTTGCATCCAACCTGACTGAATTCCAATTGTCGCTAACTCAAGGCGGCGCGCACATCGATTTTACTGGATCAGTAGGTACTGGTGATCTTACTATAACTCGAGCTGGTTCAACGCGTATTACTGCTCAAGCTGGTACTTATTCAGGTGTTACTGGCACTTATGTTTGGGAAATTCACGATCCGCGTTATTCATTCAATGCGATCGCGAACACTAGTCCACTTGCTTCTAATAAAACGTTGGCCAATCATATTGTCAAAAATGAAGATCACTATGAAAAAGATCTTGACGATAATTTTGATGATAGTGTGTGTTTTGTTGCTAAGTATCCCGGCGCGCTGGGTAACTCATTAAAAGTATCTGTTTGTGATAGTTCCTCTGCATTTACTAGCACCATCATTATGTCAAATACTCAAATTAGTATGGTTGTAGGTGCTAATACGGCTAACATCTCTGGTGGATCAAACACCGAAGTCAGTGCTATGACTAACGCTATGAACGTAGGAGATGTGCTGAAATTTGGTAACGCAAATGTTGGTATTCAATATCTTGAGTTGACTGCTATTGATCCTATCGGCACCGCAAATAACACAACTCTGAGATTTGCTGAACCGCTCGTTACCACAGAAAATATTACGGTAGCGGATACACAATCTATAACCAGACTTTGGGGTTATTGGGATCTTGTAGAAGGTGCTCCAGGTCAATCAACTTATGTTGGAGAAAATGGCAATACTGCAGCAAACGACGAGTTGCATGTTGTAGTAGTTGATGAAGATGGAGACATCACCGGTGTACCCAACACTATTCTTGAAGTATGGCAAGGTTTGTCACGCGCAACTGATGCTAAGAACGTAGATGGTGGTAATCTCTACTATAAGGATGTTATCAATCAATCTTCTCGATGGTTGTGGTGGGCAAATGATTCAACTTATGGAACTTCAGCCACTGCATTGACAGTCGCATCATCAACAGCACTTGTTCCAACTACTAAATCATTCCATTCAGGACGAGATATTCCTGGAGAAGCTGATACTAGCAACATCGGTGATATTCTGAGAGCATATGATCTATTCAAATCTGCAGAAGATTATGATATTTCATTAGTACTCGGAGGTAAGTCAATCGGTGTAAATGATGTCACTGTATCGAATTATCTAATTGATAATCTTTGTGAACGACGTAAAGACTGCGTAGCATTCATTTCTCCTGCTAGAGGTGATGTTGTTGGCAGTGTTATCGATATTACCGAAGAGGTAGTTGCATTTAGAAATAATCTACGTTCGTCTTCATACGCGGTACTCGATAGTGGTTATAAGTATCAATATGATAAGTACAACGATGTGTATCGCTGGGTACCATTAAACGGTGATATCGCTGGTCTTTGTGCATATACTGATGATTCACGTGATCCATGGTGGTCACCCGCTGGATTCAATCGTGGTGCAATCAAGAATGCTGTTAAACTCGCTTGGAACCCCAAGAAAGCCGAACGCGATATTCTGTATAAGAACGGTGTTAACCCTGTTGTTAACTTCCCTGGACAAGGTATCGTATTGTTCGGTGATAAGACGCTACTTGCTAAGCCTTCAGCGTTCGATCGAATCAACGTACGTCGCCTCTTCATTGTCCTTGAGAAAGCGATTGCTACCGCATCGAAGTTTACTCTCTTCGAATTCAACGATGAGTTTACTCGAGCGAGCTTTGTCAATCTCGTAACTCCTTATCTGCGAGATGTACAAGGTCGCCGCGGTATTACTGACTTCGCGGTAGTTTGTGATGAGACGAATAATACTGGTGAAGTAATTGATCGTAACGAGTTTGTTGGTGATATCTACATCAAACCAGCTCGAAGCATCAACTTTATCCAGCTCAACTTCGTCGCTGTACGCACTGGCGTAGAATTCTCCGAAGTTATTGGACAATTCTGATAAATAAGATAAATAAGAAAAAAACAGGAGAATAACTAATGGCATTTAGCGTACAGAACTTCAAGTCAGCAGCTCTCAGTCAGGGTGGGTATCGTCCCGCCCTGTTTGAAGTGCAGGTCACGACTTTGGGTGAAGAGTTCAATCTGCTTTGTATGTCATCACAAGTACCTTCATTCACGACCGGTATTATTGAAGTTCCTTACTTCGGTCGTAAAGTGAAGATTGCTGGTGACAGAACATTCGCAGAATGGACTACGACTGTAATGATCGAAGAAGACTTCAGCCAGCGCGCTGTACTCGAAGAGTGGGCCCGAAAGGTAAATGACGGTCCTTCTAACATTCGGTCTTACGGTTCACCTGAAGACTATAAAGAAGATGCTACTATCAAGCTTTATGGTAAAACTGGCTCTAAGCTTCGTGAGTATACTCTCGTTGGTTGCTGGCCTTCAGATGTTGGTACTATTGAATTGGATTGGAACACTACTGACACGATCGGTACTTACACGGTCACTTGGGCATTCGATTACTTCAATCCCGGTTCCTAATCCGGTCCGCCTTGACTAATCAATAGAGGGGATATAAATAACTATATCCCCTTTATTTCATCGGAGATAATGAATGGACCTTTTTGGATTTGAAATAAACAGGAAAAAGGAGCAGAAAGAAGCTGAAAAGCGGATCTCCTTCGTTCCCCCTTCTAATGAAGACGGCGCGTTAACCGTTGCCGCAGGTGGTGTCTATGGCACCTACGTTGACCTCGACGGTTCAGTTCGAACTGAAGCAGAACTTGTCAATAAGTATCGAGCTATCTCGTTCGATCCTACTATTGATATGGCTATTCAAGAGATTTGTAACGAAGCAATCGTTGAAGACAGCGATGAAGATACTGTCTCTATTGTACTAGATAATGTAGAACAACCAGACAGAATTAAAAAAGTAATACAAGAAGAATTTGATAACGTACTCTCATTACTTGAATTCAATCGTCTAAGCTACGAATTATTCCGACGTTGGTATGTAGACGGTCGTCTATATTACCACGTTCTTGTCGATGAGAATAAACCAGCAAAAGGTATTGTCGAAGTACGATACGTCGACCCACGTAATATTAAGAAAGTACGAGAAGTTAAGAAAGAAAAAGACAAGAAGACTGGCGTTACTATTGAGAAGGTCATCAACGAGTATTATATGTACTCACCTTCTGGTTTCTTGAAGCGTACGGGTTCATTAACAGGTTCTACGATGGGTTCTTATGGTACTTCAGGTTCAGCTACAGCTGAAGGCGTGAAGATTGCACGAGACGCCGTAGTATATTGTACTTCAGGTTATCAAAGTCTAGACAATAAACTAATTCTTTCTCATTTGCAAAAAGCTATTCGACCTCTTAATCAATTGCGTTCGTTAGAAGATTCACTAGTCATCTATCGTATCTCACGCGCGCCTGAACGTCGAATCTTTTATGTAGATGTTGGTGGTCTGCCTAAAGCTAAAGCAGAACAATATCTCGCCGACATTATGACCAAATTTAAAAACAAAGTTGTCTATGATTCATCGACTGGTGAAATCAGAGATGATCGCAAGTTTATGACGATGCTCGAAGACTTCTGGCTTCCTCGCCGAGAAGGTGGACGTGGTACCGAAATCACTACATTGCCTGGCGGCCAAAATCTAGGAGATATCGATGATGTTGTTTATTTCCAAAATAATCTATATCGTTCTCTCAATGTACCCATCTCTCGCCTACAACCAGAGACTACATTCTCTCTTGGTCGTGCTACAGAGATTACTCGCGACGAAGTAAAGTTTGGCAAGTTTATTACTCGACTACGTAGTAAATTCTCAGAATTATTCATGAAGTTGCTTGAGCGACAGTTAATCCTCAAAGGTGTATGTACAGTCGAAGATTGGACAGAATGGAAGCAACAGATTGAGTTTGACTTTGCGGTTGATAACTACTTTGAAGAACTCAAACTTGCTGAACTGAACCGCGATCGTGTAGGTCTGTTGAGAGAGATGGAAGAATATGTTGGAAAATATTACTCACATGAGTATGTGCGTCGATATGTACTACAACACTCTGAAGAAGAGATGGAAGATATTGATAAACAAATCGCTGAAGAGAAAACAGACGAAAGATATGTTGATCCTGAAGAACTAATGCAGGACGAAGAACCAGAAGAAGAACCAGCACCACCTGCGCCTACGTACAAACTAGTACCAGACGACAGCAAAAAAGAAGATGACGCAGCATAAAGACGTTTTCTTTATAAATAAAGGTGTAATGTAATTGGAGATACAATATGACTGATGTAACTGATTTTATTGGCGCTGCTGTAGCAGATAAGCCAGTCGCAGCACTAAAAGCTTTTTCTGCGGCCATGGAACCCAAAATTTCTGATGCTTTAGATATACGTTATTCTGAAGTATCAAATGCGGTATTCAATCCACGAGTTGATGCTGATGATGAAGCAGAGCTTTCAGAACTTGATGATATTGAAACCGAAGAAGAATTAGAAACAGAAATGGAAGAACAACAAGATGTCTGACTTACTTAGTAACATTTTAGAAAAGTACAAGAAAGCGGGTACGCTCGACATCGATCGTTCTGGCGCAGACGGCAAAGAAAATGACTTTATTGGTAAGCACACCGATAACGTTGATACCTTTGATGGTCCTGGCATGAAAGAGATCGATGCTGCTGTTGCCGCTGTTTCACATGCTAAGCGTGCGCCTCACAAGGGATATGAAGTAGACGAAGACGATGATGTATACGAGTCTTTTGATATGACATATGCTGATGACATTGAAGAGTTGTCAGGTATGGAATATGATGACGAAGATCTTATGATCGACGAAGAGGTTCTACAAGAAGACGCAGCATTCTTTATGAAGCTCATCGACGAAGTAGTCGAAGAGTTCTATAATGAAGAAGCTGACGAAGAAGAAAAAGCAATGCTCGACGAGATGTTGGCATCAGACGAAGGTTATATCGAGTTTGTTGATATGATCTTTGAAGGCAAAGTTGGTGTAGCTGATGAAGGCGGTGACGATGAAGTTATCGTCTCAAATCCAAAACTGAAAGGCAAAAAAGCAAAAGGTGATGGCAAATCTGGTGGTAAAGACGAACAGATGGTCAAGGAAGATACTGAGCGTCACGCCGATGTTAAGATGATTAAAGTAAAAACTCCTGAAGGTAAAGTTGTTTGGCGTAGGCAGCGAGCCGAAACCGAAGTCAGTAAAAGGAGTGACTAATGATTGTCAAGCCTAAATCAGTAGAGATTGCATTATCGACAGCAAATACTGTAAGCGATGCTACTTGTGTACGAATCTATAACGATTCAGGTGCAGATGTTTTGATTACTAATACAACATCTGGTTTTGGATTTACTTTACCAAATGGTGCAATTACTTTTGTACAAAAAGCGGCTGACGAAACTTTGACATCATCAGGCGCAGTAAAAGCAACAAGCGTAGCCTTCAATATCTCGTAAGGACAAGACATGAAACTTATTACAGAAATCACCGAATCAGTAAAAGTATTGACAGAAGAGAATGCTGACGGCAAAAAGAGTCTGTTCATCGAAGGTATTTTTTTGCAAGGCAATATTCCAAATCGTAACGGCCGTCGCTATGATGCTGACATCCTCGAGAAGGAAGTTAGTCGTTATGTAAACGAAAACGTATCTAAAGGTCGAGCATACGGTGAGCTCGGTCATCCTGACGGTCCTTCTATTAATCTTGACCGCGTATCTCATATTATTACCAGTCTAGTTCGCGAAGGCGATAACTTTATTGGTAAAGCCAAAATTTCTTCTACACCGATGGGTAAAATCGTCGAAGGTCTTCTTTCAGACGGTGCACAACTTGGTGTATCATCAAGGGGAATGGGTTCCCTGAAAGAAGGAAAAGACGGTGTGATGGAAGTACAAGAAGACTTCTACTTGGCAACTGCCGCTGACATCGTCGCTGATCCATCCGCCCCTGACGCTTTCGTAAATGGAATTATGGAAGGTGTCGAATGGGTGTGGGATCAGGGTAAAGCTGTAGCAATGCGAGTAGAAGAGATCGAGCGTGAAGCTCAAAAAGCGGTTCGCAACAAGAAATTGAGCGAGCAAGCAAAGCTGCACATGTTTGAAAAATTTCTCAACGAGATTTCAAAAGTTTAATTTATATAAATACTAAAACTAGTAAAATAATCTAGGAGATATATCTAATGTCTGAAGAAAATCAAATCGAAGTTGAAGAGGCAGTAGATGTAGTTGAGCAAGAGGAATCTCTTGAAGAAGCTTCATCTGGTGCGGCTGAAACTTTAAAGCCTTCAGCAACCAAAACTCAGATGCTTGGTGATCTGATGTCTAAAGTTGCTGGCATGACTAAGCAGGATCTTTCTGCTTTCCTCGATAAGACTCTTGCCCAAGTTGGTAAAGAGGCTGATTCGGTTCCCGATACTTCTGGCAAAAATGCTGCATCAGTAAGCCATAGCGGAGCAGGTGTACCTTCTCCTCGTGTTGCTGTTCCTGCAAAAGCCATGAAGGAAGATATGGATGAACTTCTTGCTGATCAAGAAGATTTGTCAGAAGACTTCAAAGCAAAAGCTTCTACTCTTTTCGAAGCAGCAGTTCAGAATCGTGTGATTCTTGAAGTTGCTCGTCTCGAAGAAGAGTTTGAAACTCAGCTTGAAGAAAAAATTACAGAGTCAGTTGATGAACTGCACACTCAAGTAGAACAGTATATGGACTACGTTGTTGAGCAGTGGATGGCTGAGAACGAAGTTGCTATTGAGAATAACTTCCGAGTTCAAGCTACCGAGTCGTTCATCGATGGCCTCAAGAATCTTTTTGCAGAGAACTACGTAGAAGTTCCCGAAGAAAAGGTCGACCTCATCGACGAACTGCAAAGTGCAGTCGCTGAGCTCGAAGAGTCATTGGAATCAGTACAGGCCGAAAACCTGAAGCTGAATGCTATGATTAATGAAGCAAGCGTTGAAGCTGCCTTCGAAGAGGTATCTGAAGATCTAGTCGAAACGCAAGTTGAAAAGCTTCGCTCATTGGCCGAAGGCATCGAGTATGCTAACGCCGAAGAGTATGCAGAAAAACTGAAGATCATTAAGGAACAGTATTTCACTGAGTCTAAGCAAGAAAACGAAGGGCATACTGGTCTAATTGATGAAGAAGTTTCTGTTGGTTCTAATGATGAGTCTGAAGAGGGACAACAAGTTATTCCCGAAGAGATGAAGCATTACTTCCAAGCAATTTCTAGAACTCATAGAAGTTAACTTTTTTATAAATAGATAAGTATATCCAAAATAATAAACAGGAGTAACACTAACATGAATTTAAATGAACAAATTCGAAACAAGTGGGCACCAGTGATCTCTCACCCTGATCTTCCTGAAATCACTGATTCCCACAAGAAAATGGTTACCGCCATGGTCCTCGAGAACACCGAGCGTGCTCTTCGTGAGGCAGCTGCACAAGGCGCTAGCCAACAGCTTCTTTCAGAAGCACCTTCAAACGCTGTAGGCGCTGGTATGGGTTCTTCACCTAATGGTGAATTCGCTGGTTTTGATCCTATCCTCATCAGCCTTGTTCGTCGTACTTTGCCGAACCTGATGGCTTATGATGTTTGTGGCGTTCAGCCTATGACTGGACCGACTGGTTTGATCTTCGCTCTTAGCGCTCAGTACGCTCCGGATGGTGCTAACACCACTCCTCGTACCGAAGCTATGTACGACGAAGCCGACACCGACTTCTCTGGTACTGGTTCACACACTGGCAACTCTCAGTCAGGTGGTAAGGGTACTGGTATGGCTACTTCCGCTGCTGAATCACTTGGCGAAGCCGGTGGTACTGCATTCGGTGAGATGGCGATGAAGATCGACAAAGTCACTGTAACTGCTAAGTCACGTGCGCTGAAGGCGGATTACTCGCTTGAACTCGCTCAGGACTTGAAAGCAGTACACGGTCTTGACGCTGAAGCTGAACTCAGCAACATTCTTGCCGCTGAGATTCTGGCTGAAATCAACCGCGAAGTAATTCGTACGATCAACACTGCGGCTGTTGCTGGTTCGCAAGGCACTGTTACTACTAACGGTACTTTCGACCTTGACACTGACGCTTCAGGTCGTTGGTCAGTTGAGAAGTTCAAGGGCCTCATGTTCCACATCGAGCGCGAAGCTAACAAAGTAGCTAAGGACACTCGACGTGGTAAGGCTAACCTGATCATCTGTTCTTCTGACGTTGCATCTGCACTTCAGATGGCTGGTGTTCTGGATTACACGCCTGCTCTGAACAGCAACTCTTTGGCAATCGACGACACTGGTAACACCTTCGCTGGTGTACTGAACGGTCGGTATCGCGTATACATCGATCCCTACGCAACCACTAACTACATGAACATCGGCTATAAGGGTGCAGGCGCATTTGACGCTGGCATCTTCTACTGCCCCTATGTTCCTCTGCAAATGGTACGTGCGGTCGATCAGGATACCTTCCAGCCGAAGATTGGTTTCAAGACTCGCTACGGTCTGGTCGAGAACCCCTTCGCTCACTCAGTACAAGGTACTCCTGCTGTATCCGACGGTGTTATTACTTCTGGCACCAACGCATACTATCGTATGTCTACGGTCAGCAACCTGTTGTAATAAAAAGAATCCCGACAGGGACATTTTTGAGGACGGCTTCGGCCGTCCTTTTTTTTGTATATAAATAATAGAAAACATGGTATAATACCCGTATGACTATGAATCAAAATATGCTATCGCCAGTAGGCTTTAGTTTCCATATCAAAAAGTTACCAGAGTTGAATTCCTTTGTTCAAGCAGTTACTTTGCCTGGTGTAAATTTACCAATCTTTGAGCAACCTAACCCGTTTAAAGCTATTCCTCGTATAGGTGATCATTTACAATATGGAGAATTAACAGTCAACTTTAAGGTCAACGAGGATATGGGTAACTACATACAATTATATGATTGGTTGAAAGGTATCGGTTTTCCAGATTCGTTTACACAGTATGCAGAAGTTGCCGATGAAGGTAAACAACTTACCGGTGACGGTATAGAATCAGACGCATATCTTATGATTATGTCGTCTGCTATGAATCCTATCATGAAGATTGACTTCGAAGATGTTTTTCCTATTGCGTTAGGAGATATCAGTATGGATTCACGTGATACAAATATAGAATATATCGAAACAACAGCCACATTTAAATTTCTCAGATATACATTTACTCCCGTCTAATTTTGTAGTATAATTATTCTTTTGCGGGGTATATTATGACTCTTGATGAAATCTTTGACTTGTGGTCCGATGATACACAGATCGATCGTACTGAACTTGGTAATGCAGCTCTTGAATTGGCAAAGCTACATCATAAGTACTATCGTATCTTTTCTCAAGAAAGATTACTACACAAGAAACTCGAAGCTGACATGAAAACATTGAAGCTAGAGAAACTCGAATTCTACGTAGACGGACCAACAGAAGAACAAATTGAAAAAGGTTGGAAGTTACCACCGAAAGGCCGTATTCTTAAATCAGATGCTGGTCAATATGTCGACGCAGACTCTGACATCATCGCACTTAATCTCAAGCTTGCATATCAGCAAGAAAAACTAGAACTCCTAGCTGACATTATCAAAACAATTTCTAATCGTGGATTCCATATCAAGTCTGCGATTGAATGGGAGAGATTCAAAGTTGGCGGATAAGCTATACATCGAGAAGATCAATGAAGTCTATAACAAAGTAAAGACTGATGATCGTGGCATCGCGGAGGAGCTCTCAGCATACTTTACGTTTAAAGTACCAGGCTATCAATTCATGCCTGCGTATCGTAATAAATTTTGGGATGGGCAAATCCGTCTGTATAATACATCTACACAGATGTTATATTCTGGCCTCAATAACTACGTGCAGATATTCGCCAAAGAACGCGGTTATGAAGTAGAATACGAATATGATAATAGTGCAGAGAATTGGTCTGTAGCTGAAGCGAATAAGTTCATCGAAGAAGAAAAGTTTACCATGACTCCTCGTGATTATCAGGTGGAAGCATTTGTGGATGCAGTACGATATAAGCGTGGACTCTTTATCTCACCCACAGCGTCTGGTAAGTCCTTCATCATCTATATGATAATGCGTAAGCTACTACGTCCTACGTTAATCGTTGTGCCTACGACTACACTGGTACATCAGATGTACTCAGATTTTCAAGAGTATGGATTCAAC